TCCCGGTAATCATAAATATCATCTGTCATTAGACCCAGCTTCAATCTCATATTGGAACTCCTCATACTTTTTATATTAAACTTTTTCACAAAAAGTTTAGACAAAAAAGCGAATTATACCTTTTCACAAAACTCCAATTATACCTTTTCACAAAACTCCAATTATACCTTTTCACAAAACTCCAATTATACCTTTTTACTATCTCACAATTAAAATATAACCCATTTTTTTTTCTATTATATTATTATGAGTTCTGTTAATTCTACATCAAGTCCTAAATCAAGTCCAAAATCTAAAAAAAAGAAGATAATAAAAAAAAAAGGTACGAGTAAAAGTAATAGTGGTGCGAGTAAGAGTGCTAAAAGTAAGAGTGGTTCTAAAAGTAAGAGTGGTTCTAAAAGTAAACGAAATAATTTTAACGGATTTAATAATATTGACTTATACCCTAAAAGAAAGATATTCTATAATAGTTTAGATGAAGATATATATGAGACATATATAAAAACATTTTTAGAAATAACTATATTGTTAGATAAAGAATTAAATGGACTAACTTTAAAATATGATAAATATATTGTTAAATTTATACCACATTCGTCGGGACATAATATACAAATATTTGGAGGTTCTGTATTTTTTATGTTATTTTTCGAAGCTCATAGTTTAGGTTTATTTGGTGAAGATGATATGGATATATTAAAATACTTTTTGAAATATAAAACTATTGATATAGATTCTAGTTCAATATATTCTATAACACCAAGTATATTAGATTTAAAAGAATCTGTTGCAAATGAAGTATTAGGTAATATATCTAATCAATATCACGAATTTATAATTGAGAAATTTCTTCATATAGTAGATTCTAATGAACATATTGGTAAATTTCTAACATTTTTAGTTGAAAAAAGAAATTTTAAAGGTTTGGATTTTATTAAAGATGGAAAAAATATAGAAAATTTGGGTCCTGGTGGAGGATTTTCCATAAATATGGATACTAATTACGATTCAACTTCTGGATTTGAAATGCGCCCCCAAATTAATACGTGTATAAATAATATAGGTAATTGTGACCATATATTAGAAATAATAACACAGAATATTGATACATTCCCTATTTCAAATATATATAATTTAAAATCTTGTGATAATTTTCTTGGTAAAAACTTACTATTATCTTGTTCTGAAAATATTGATAGATTTTATAGAACAATTATAACGGGGTTAGGTAGTCCTACTAAAAAAAAAATTATTATAGAAATAAAAAAATATTTTAAGGCAAGTCCTTTATCTAAAGTAAAATATTTACAAGGATTTTATAGAGTTCAGTTGGTTCATTTAATATTATCAAAAATAATAATAAGTAAATCCCCTAAATATAATAATTTAAAAAAATTATTTATTATACCAGACAATGTATTATTTATAATTAAAAAACAATTTACCAGAGGTGATTTTATATATAAATTTGTAACTAGTGATTTGAAAAAAAGAATAGCTTTATATTTAGATTTATTAGGGAAAAAGAAATTTAAGGATAGAAATATAGATGACGCCAATGAATTATTACTTATTATGATAGAAACATGGATTAATATAAATAATGAAATACTTAAATTATATAAGAAACCAATTTTAGCCCTTACTGAATATTCCCCACCACCAGATTATTCAAGTAGTAATAATAATAATAATAATAGACTCTATATGAGAATTGGTGATAAATTTGGTGTAGATTTTGAAACAGAATGGGAAAAAGATATACCAGATGATCTACTACAAAAAATATTTATACAATTATTTAGTAAAACTATAATTATAAATAAAAATACACGTAATTTAATTTTAAAAAAAATAAAGAAAAAATTAAATATAACTTGATAGGTATAATAAAAACTATTTATAATAATTAATATAATATAATAATAATTAATATAATATAATAATTAATATAATATAATAATTAATAAATGACAGAATTAAAAACAGGAGATTTAATATTTTTCACAGGACATACTAAAGGTTGGTTAAGTTCTTTTTCTACATTAATTGAATATACGACGCACTCTAATTTTAGTCATATTGCTGTAATTTTAAAAGACCCAACATTTATATCACCTATTCTAAAAGGTACATATGTTTGGCAATCAAGTTGGGAAGGGAAACCTGACCCCCAAGATGGGAAAATTAAATTAGGAGTTCAAATTACACCATTAAAAGAAGTTTTAGAAACTTTCAAAAATTCAAAAGTTATAGTTAGAACTATAAGTTGTCCCGAGGATACATTTTCAAATGAAAAATTAAATGAAATTCATAAAGTGGTTTATGATAAACCTTATGACATTGTTCCTAAGGATTGGATAGAAGCTTTATTGAGAAAAGATGATAAACCACAAAAAACAAATAGATTTTGGTGTAGTGCCTTAGTAGGTTATATTTATACTAAATGTGGTATTCTTAGAGCAGATACTGACTGGTCTATCATGAGACCTAATGATTTTTCATTGGATGGTGAATTCTTAAATTTAAATGAAGGGTTTGTTTTATCTAATACTGAAACACGCATTCAGTAATTATTCTTATTAGATTTATAAAAAATGAAGTGTTTATTTTTAGGATTTTTTCTTGTTTTTTTGAGAGCTAGAGAATAATGTTCAACTATCTGTGTTATACTTTTATCTATCTGTAAATATTTTTTATCTTCTCCAATTTTTTTAAATAATCTGTCTATATAACTAGGTCTATATTTATCTTTTTCTCCATCCATTTCTTTTATTAAATCTTTATGAAGAAATACTAAATGAGCACCCACAATATAATCACTTAATCTTTTCATAAAACCGAGCCACACCATTTTATTTTTCTTAGGATATTTTTCAGGATTATCATAAACTATTGTATGGTCTTCCAAGTAATAACAATTTCTTCCACTTTTTACCATTTTCGGAAATATAAAATCAAAAAAATTATGAAAAACTAATTTCGATTTATTAAGATTAGGGTGTTTATGTATATAGGTTTCTGGTTTTTTTAAATCATATCCATAAACTATTTTTATATTTTTGGTTTTTACACCTAAGTCTATAAGATTTTTTTTTAATCTAAGAGCTTGATTTTTATTTCTTTTATATGAATTTATAAAGTATAAGTCACCACTCATTTAATATATGTATAGATTAAAATTGATATAGATTAAAATTGATATACCAAGTAAATAATAATACAAAAATATGTCGTGTAACCCAGTATCAGAATTTCTTGTTCATGAAGATTTTAAATCATATCCACAACTAGGAGACATTCAATGTAATAAATATTTGAAAGGATATACAAAAAAAACTGGTTCAAAACTTTTCAATACAAAAAAAGAAGCATATGAAGCTATGATGGATGACCCAGAAGCAGGAGGAATAGTTAAAAGTAGTGGAGTTAGTAAAAAAAGTATTTTAAATAATAAGTGGTCGGTTCGCAAGGGAGTTAAACTAAATAATGCTTGGCCTGCGAAATCTCCAGAAATTGCCTGTTTGAAATTAATGTAAATTAATAACTATTCTCTACCAACCAGAATTCTAGAAGTCCCTTTAGTATAGTTCCGTTAGGACGTCCAGTTGATTTTTCAGGAATACATTCAATCTGTTTTAAACTTCCCTTCATAAATAGTATAAAATTATCTATATTATAGCAGTGACCTCCCAAAAAAATGTATTCTTCTTCAAAAATTATAGGGTAATGTAACGGTTTTCCTCCTTCTACTTGAAACAATTTAGGATTTCCATCCTCAATAATAAATTTATTTTCTTTAACACAACTACCAATTGTATTCCCATCTTTTTTTTTGTGTAATTGTTTTTTTATTCTATATGGATATTTAGTAAATAGACCACAAACAATCAACTCTGTGTTACGAGAAGAGTCCATTTCTTTGTTTGATGAAGAGTGTTGTTTGATTGGTGTTTGTTTGATGAAGAGTGTTGTTTGATTGATGTTTGTTTGTTTCCAATCTAATTAGTAAATACTGTTTTTTTCAATTTTTTTATATAGTTAAACTAAAAAACTAAATAAATAATAAGTAAAAAAATATATCCTATAAATCCAACTATATCATCTAGTCCATACCTTACATTAGGATTATTTAAAAATCTATATAATAAAGGAAGTAATGGGAATATGAAACTTTTATTTTTTACACCACCTGTTAAAATAATTAAAATAGTAGGTAAATGATGAAATATTAAATCTACTATAATTAGTTTATTTCCAATAATATCAAATTTTACTAATTCCAAATCTACCATAATTTTTTTAGGATGAACGTATGTTACATATAATGATAATAAACTCATAAGTAAATGTAAAAATAATATATCAAAATAATATTCTTGTAGATTACCCATGTGGTAGAATAAACCTAATATCAAAACCCATATTGTAAAATAACCAAATGCCTTTCTTAAAACAATTAAAGTGTTACGTGTTCTTATCATTAATATATTTAAATATTATAATTTATAAATTCCGGTATAGTTGAAAGGTGTGATTGTTTTTAAATATTTTTTCTCTTCTTGTCCAAAGTTTCCCTCGTCAATAAATTTAATTAAATTTTTCTTAATTAAAGTTGTATCATTAGTATTTCGTGTTATTTCTTTCATCTTTTCAATACTATCTTTCATACCCAAAACTTTCATTCGCGTTTGAATTCCTTCAGCAATTACCATATAATTAGTGTTTAACTCATAATTTAATTCCTGTTCATTTATTTTTATTTCTAACAATCCTTCTAATATATATTTATATGCTATTAATGTATAACTAAAAGAACTCCCTACATTTCTTAAGATTGTTGAGTCGGTTAAATCTCTTTGTAATCTAGAAACTGGTAATTTTCTTGAGAAAAATTCTAACATACTATTGGCCATAAGTAAATTCCCCTCGGCATTTTCAAAATTAATAGGATTTATCCTATCTGGAACACTTGAATAACCATCTGTATCCTTTTTAACTAAAATATTTCTTGAAATGTATAACCACATATCTTGACAAAAATCAATTAATATAACATTAATTCTTTTTAAACAATCAAATACTTCAGCATAATTATCATAATGGTCTATTTGTGTAGTGTATTGGTTTCTTTCTAGACCAAAAATTTGAACAAATTTATTGGCAAATTCAATCCAATCAATATTCGGGAGAGCCATATGGTGAGAATTAAAATTTCCATTAGAACCACCAAATTTAGTGGTATAATTAATTCCATTTAATTTTCTGGCTTGTATAACCAATCTTTCATAAAAAACTAACATTTCTTTTCCCAAAAAAGTTGGACAGTTAGGTTGACCTTGACTTCTAGAAAGTAATGGTGTTTTAGACCATTCTAAAATTTTTTTTTTTATTTGACCTAAATTTTCATTAAGTTTTGGCAATAATACTTTACTAATAGATTGCTTAATCATTAATATATTTGCACTAGTATTAATATCTTGTATAGTTAAACCAAAATGTATATAATTTATTAACTCTAATGATTTATCTTTATTAACTATAATGCCTTTAATATAATATTCTATAGCATTAATATCTGTCATAGCTTCTTCCATTTTTTTTAATTTTATACATTCTTCCAAATTAAAATTTTTATAAATATTTCTTAAGAACTCTATAATTTCTGGATTTAAATCGTCGTAAATATCTAATTTACCAAGACTAATTAAATATTCAATTTCTATTAAAATCCTATATTTATTTACACTTAATTCTGAAAAATAATTTTCCAAATCTTTAGTTTTTAACTTATATATTCCATCAATAGGAGATATACATTTTAAATATTGGTAATCCATTTAAAATATATATCTTTAAATTCTTAAATTAATTAATTAAATACTTTCCTATAAACTCATAATATATATAAGAAGTAATAGTTCCATAAATAATACCACCTATAATTTGGAATATATTATGACACTTTTTATACCACCTTGCAAATCCCATTAATAAAATTACAAAAATATTAAATGCTAAAAATATTATATTTTGACCTATAAATTCCGTCCATTCAACATTTCCTTTTTTTCTTAAAATCATATATATACAAAAAGATGTTATAGCTGCCATATGGCCTGATGGGAAACCATTCGCATCTTTTTTAGCTGGACCATTTCTAGAGAAAAAGTCTGTATTAAAAGCTCCTTCTGGACGTCTTGTAATTTTCCACATAAAATCCGGATATGGTAAATTTTTTATAATAGATGTCCCATAGTTATTAATAAATATAAATAAAATAAATGGTATAGTTTCTTCTAACATATTATTGTAAATCCCTAAATATATACAGGAAAAATATAAAATTATAGGAACCATCGAATAAAAATCACAGCCAAGTAAAATTAAATCTTCCATTTAAATTATTAAAATATTTTTTTATTGAAACATTTCATCCAAGTCATCTGAATCTGGGAATATAGCTTTTATTTTTGCCTCCAACCAATGATCCTCGGGAGTAACATCTTCTGGTTCATAGAAATCTTTAACAATAATATAATAAATTATCCCTCTAAATGCGCCAAATACTAAATTAAAAGATGTATCTAACATATTTTCACATCCTATAGATATTCTAGACCATATTGTTAAGACAATCATAAATACAAATAATACAAATGTTGAATAGAAAAAATATTTTTTAAAATACATACTTGTCAGTATAAATGAAGTTATAAATGCTATATATTGACTATGTGGAGTAGAAAATTCAAAGAAATCGTCTGTATATAAATTTCTAATAATGGCACAACTTGGTTTTGGTTTTGGTTTCATTATGTGATTATAACCAATATTGATTAAATCATTAATAAATAATCCAATAAAGACAAAAAATCCTCTTATATCATTAAATAACATAGACTCTAAGATTGAAGCTAAATATAAACCTATAGGCATAATTTTTACAAATGAATGTAAAAAAACAGGCATAATATTAAATATAGTCAGTAGCTTCACCTCTTTTTTATTATTTTTTTTATTAATTTGTTTATTATTAATTTGTTTATTATTAATTTGTTTATTATTTTTGGGTATTGCTATTGGTGCTTTTGGGATTGTTTTAGGAATTTGAGGTTGAGACATATTACTATAAACAAATATTTTAAAAATTAATATGATAAAGTATTTAAATTTAAATTTTAAAAATTAATATGATAAAGTATTTAAATTTAAATTTAAAAAAAAAAATATTATGTAAATTATATAAAAAAAATATATTTATATTTATATATGCCAACGTGGTCAAGAACAAGTAGTAAAAATACTAAGATAAATTATTCTATAATTAATATCAACAACTCAACTAAAGAAAAGATATGTATACAATCTGATAAAGATAATGATAAAAAATACAGAACATTTTCAGACAAAGCAGCCCAAGCATCAAAAAAATGGGAAAATACTGGTGCTAAAATGAATTTAGAAGTTCCCAAACCTCCTAAACCAAATAATTATGAAAGATTAATTAAATATAATAAACAACACGTATTAAGACCGGCTATTGAACAAAGTAAAGCCACAATATATCTAAATAAACATGGTTATGAGTTATCTAAAGATTATGAAGCCTATCAAGCAATTGAATTAGCTGAATCTTTAAAAATTTATTCAAGTGATTTAAAAAGACAAAAATCTGATAAAAGAAAATCAAAATTAGAAGACCTACTTAAAGTGGGTAATATGAATATTACCAGAAGAAATAGTAATAATTCTATAGATATAGATGAATATATTTCAAGAGATTATAATAGTTCTCCTTCAAATAGTTCAATTTCTAGTACTGAAAGTTTAAGCAATTCTATGGAATTTAAAAAACAAAGCGATCTTTTAAGCACTATTAATGAATTTAGGGATTTAGAAACAAGGAATAATACAAATCATAAAGATTTATTACCACAAAATAAAATACAACCCACCGCTCCTTATCCTAGCTTAAACTTATTTAATAAAGATTAATGTTTAAATGTTTAGATATTTATTGAAGTCTAATTTATTATTTATTAAACATATATCTAAAATTTCCCATATATTATTGATAGGTTGAATTTTTATATTTTCTAGTAAAATATAATTATTTTTTTTAATTAATTCTATATCTTCTTGATTTTGTTTAGGATATAAAATTAATTTTACACCCGCATTTTTAGCTCCATCAATTTTAGATTCCAATCCACCTATTTTATGAATACTACCATTTAAGTCTATCTCACCCGTCATAGCGATTTCATTATTAACAGGTATTTTTGTTAATAAAGATATAATACATAAAGTAATCGCCCCTCCAGCAGATGGCCCGTCTTTAGGAGTAGAACCTTCAGGACAATGAAGATGAATACCGAAATTTCCATAATCCTTCATTTCCTTATAAATTTCTTTTTTAATATGAGTTGGTATAATATTCCACGCAACTGTTTTAGAAACCTTCATACTTTCCTTCATAACATCGCCTTGTTGACCAGTTAATTCTAAATTAAGTTTTCCTTCGTTAGGTGTTTTGAATGCTTCAATAGTTGTGATGCCTCCCATTCCGGAATTTGTAGCGTATAATCCATTAACTAATCCTATACGTGGTTCTGATGTAATCATTTTAACCGAATATTTGGGTTTTCCTTCAAACATTTCTTCAATTATTTCTTTTGTTATCTCGAATGGAAATTTTATTTCATTCGAACCATATGTAAGGTATCTAAGGTTAATCTCTCTTATTAATTCAAAAATTTTTTCTTTTAATTTTCTAACACCTGGTTCGTGGGTATATGATTCTATAATGAATTCAAGTATTTTTTTAGAAAATATAATATTACATGATTTAATTCCCACTGTTTTTAGTAATTCTGGTAATAAATAATTATTAACAATGTTAATTTTTTCACTTTTAGATAATTTTTTAAATTTTACCCTATGTATTCTATCTGCTAATATAGGATCTAGTAAGTTATAATCATTATATGAAAATATTATTAAAGCTTTAGATAAATCTATATCTACACCAGAAAAATATTTATCATGGAATGAACTATTTTGACTACTATCAGTTAAATGGGTTAAAATACCTATAATTTCTTTACCGTTTTCAGTTTTACTTACCTTATCCAACTCATCAATAAATATAATAGGATTCATACATTTGGTTTCAATGAGGATATCCACAATTCTACCCCATGTAGAACCCACATAGGTATAACTATGTCCTTCTATTGTAGAACCATTGCTTGACCCACCTAAAGAAATAAAAGCAAATGGTCGTGTGACTCCATCTTCGTCCAGAAGACATTTTGATATACCTTTTTTAGCGAGAGATGTTTTTCCTGTTCCAGGTGGTCCTTCAAAGCCAAAACAATATCCTTCCATATCTCCATTAATCCATTGGGCAATTATCCTTTTTATTTGTTTTTTTGCTTCAAATTGGTGGTATACTGCCTTATCAAGAACTTCATCCACATTATTGAGATATTTTCTATAATCTTTTTTATAATTTATCCATTGATTTGATAAATTTCCAAATTTTGATTTATATAGAATAGATTCTTTACCTTTTATTAAATAGTTTTGATATTTTATTACTAAATATTTATTAGAAAAATTTTTAATAAAATCCAATATAAATTCGATAGATTCTTTTTTTTTTAAATTTTTATTATCTTGTTTTTTATCAATATCATCTATAATAAGTTTTACTATATCATTTAATTCATCTTTTTTTAGTTTTTTTAAAATTTTTGAATAATCCACATATTCTAAATTATTAGATTCTAAATCTAATTTAAAATTATTAATTAGGTAATCAATATCACTTGAAGTTATATTATCTAAATTTTTAAAATCGTTACATATTATTTTATTATTTATAGTTATTTTTTGATTAATAATAAAGTTATTAATAGATTTTTTAAATTCCTCTAGGAAACATAATATTTTTTCTCTTTTATAAATAGAAAAAGGTATTTTTAAAATACCATCTAAATATTGTAAAGATTTAACAGATGATTCTCCACTTTTAGTATATTCTTTAAATTTATCCATCGCTCTGGATTTAACGTGTTCACTTGTTTTCATTAGTAAGATTCTTTTTTCATATGAAATATCTTCCTCGTTAAAATTAAGAAGTTTAGATATATTATTATTTACCTTTTTTATAGCTACTTTAAATAATTTCTGTACAGACCAATGAAGACTATTGAATACTTGTTCAGCTAAGGGTTCTGGTTTTAAAAGATAAGATTCGTTAGATATCATATCATACATTAAATATGCCAAATATTGAGTATCTATATCATCTTTCATAAGTAAAAATAATGTAATTATGTCTCTTTGTTTATAAACTTCATATGAAAGAAAATCCTTAACTAAATTAGATATAGTTTTAGATTTTAAAGATTGTAAAACATCATATGCTAAACTACATTTATCAATTAACTCCTCCTCGCTATTTACAATAAAATCTCTTAGCGAAACTTGTTGAATATATGCTTTTTTAAAATATTCATTTATTTCAAGAGATTCTGACTTTTTATATAAAGAATTAATCTTTTTTTCAAATATACCACCTATTCTAGACATATTTAGAGGGTCTTCTATAAAATATCCATTAAAAACAAAATAAATAGTTGAGTTTTTATATTTAACAGGTATATATAATCTACCACCCTGAATTTCTTCAATAAAACATAGTTTTTTTTTATGTAAATTAAAACATTTTATACGGGTGGTTCCTATACCTATTATTTTTAATTTGTTAATGTTTTTAAAATCGTATGATTCTTTTTCTAAATTTTTATTAAAAACAATAATATCATTAACATTTGTTTTACTATTATCATTATTTTCATTCGTATTATCATTATTTTCATTCGTATTAGCATTATTATAAAATTCTACACTTGAAGGGACAAATACTTTTTGATAAAAATATAATAGATTTTTATCTTCATAACTAAAACATTCTAAGAATTTTTTATCTATACATCCAGTAACTAATTTAATACCATCAAATATAGATTTTGTGCCCGAATTAGATGATAAATCAATAAGGCTATTTTTTATTTTACATAAATTAATATAAATAAACTCTTTATATTCCGTATTTAAATATTTAAATGTAATTGGTCTCTTTATTTTTTTAAATTCAGTTAAAATATTATCTAATTTAATCATATTTTCATTATAATCATATTGATTAATAATACCCAATAAAAAATTATTGTGAATTCTTTTCATAATACCATTAATAATATTATAGTAATTATTTAATTCTATATTTAATTCTTTTTTAAGAATAATTTTCTTCTTAATTCTTCTTTGAAATTTTATAAGAGTTAAAAGTTTTTTTTTTGGAAAAGTTAAATTTTTCATATTATAATTAAAGATAAAAATAAAATGATTTAAATATAAATAATATTATTTATTAAATTTTATATTAATAAATTATGCCTAAAAACAAACAAGGTGGTAAAAATTTTAAAAAACAAAAAAATAAGACTGATGAATCACACGATAAGCCAATAAATGAAAAAACAGAAGGACAGGAATATGCCTCTGTTACAAAACTATTAGGGAATAGTAAAGTATATGCTATTTTTTATGATATTAAATTAAAGCAAGAGAGAGAAATAATGTGTATTCTTAGACCTGGATTAAAGAAGAAACGACAATTTGCCAAAATGGAATCTACCATTCTTATTTCTTTAAGAGATTTTGAAAATAACAAAGCTGACGTTATCTATGTATATAATGATGATGAAGTCCATAGAATGAAAAGAAAAAAAATATTATCTGACAATATGTTAGTAAAAGAAAAACAAGGTGACTTTGAATTTATAGATAATTATAACTCGGATGAGGAAGAAGAGAAAGAGAAAGAAAAAGAGAAAGAGAAAAAATATAAAACTAATGAAATTAAAAAAAAAAATAATATTACAATTCAAGATTTGGGATTGCCTAATTTTAGTGACGAAGAAGAAGAAATAGATAATATTTAAAATAAATTGATTTAAAATTAATAATCTTTATTTTATTAAATAAATTTAATATGGGAATTCCCTTATATTTTAGACATCTAGTTAATAATTATGATGATATTTTGACATCTAATAAAGATTTAAAACAATGTGACAATCTTTATTTGGATTTAAATTGCGGGATACATTATTGTTGTAGAGAAATCATTAAAGATGGTTACGACAAGCGGAAAAAAAATATTGTTGAGAATAAAATGATAGAAAATATTATTTCTTATATTAATACTTTACTAGAATACACAAATCCTAAAAAAATGCTTTTTATAGCTATAGATGGTCCTGCGCCTAAGTCTAAAATGTCACAGCAGCGAATGAGGCGGTTTAAAACATTTTATGAAAGAAAAGAGTTAAAAAAAATAGCAGAAAAAAATAATGTTAAACAAGACGAAACTGATATATGGGACACTAATGCTATTACACCTGGCACAGAATTTATGGATAAATTGGGAAAACAGCTACATAAGATACGTGGTTATATTAAAAACAAGGAACTTAAAATATATTTATCTGATTCAAATGTTCCTGGTGAGGGAGAACATAAAATTTTTAATTATATTAAAGATAATAATATATTAGGAAGTAATGTTATATATGGTCTTGACGCAGATTTAATTATGTTATGTTTAGCTTCTAGAAGAGAGAATATGTATCTTTTGAGAGAGACAGTTGAATTTAATAATAAAATACATACAGATGGGTTTAAATTCTTATTTATGAATATTGATAGATTAAAAACACATTTATTAGATGAAGTTTGTGATAGATTGGGAAAACACAATTTAGCCAATGATGAAAAATTAAAAGTAATAGATGACTATATCTTTTTATCCTTTCTTTTAGGAAATGACTTTATAACCCATAGTCCAACCGTTGATTTACATAATGGAGGTTTTGACTTACTATTAGATTTGTATGGAAGATTATCGATTGAGTTAAAAAGTAATTTGGTAGATTTAGATAATAAAAAAATAAACCACGATTTTTTAAAAACTTTAATAATGGAGATAGGTTCTATGGAGGATAGTATTTTAGAAACTTATACTAAAAAAAGATTACGGTGGCGCAAACCAAATAAAAATTATGATAGTAAATATGATAAGGAAGTTGATTTATTAAATTTTCTTCCTAGATTAGAAAATAAAATGGAGAAAAAAGTTAAACAAGGAGATTCTGGGTGGAGAAATCGATATTATAGTGAGGTATTTGGTTTTAATGGGAAATATGAGATTGACAAATTATGTCATAATTATTTTGAAGGATTATATTGGACTTTTCATTATTATAATTTTGGTTGTGTATCTTGGAATTGGGCATATAGATATCATAATTCACCTTCATTTCGTGATTTATATTTATATATGAGTAAATTTATATCTGATGTAAATTTAATTGATATTAAAGATAATAAAAAAATAAAACCATTCGAACAACTTTTAATTGTATTACCTCCTGATAGTAAAAATCTCCTTCCATATAAATATTCAAAATTGATGACTGAGTCAGACTCTGAATTAATAGAATATTATCCATTAAAGTATAAACTTAATACTTTTAATAAAAGATATTTTTGGGAATGTAGTCCTATACTACCATATATTTCTGTTACAAAAGTTCGAGAATTGTCAAAACATTTAAAATTGGATAAAGATGAAAAATATAGAAATACATTCAGGAAAATTATTGAAGTAAATTAAAATATATTAATAAAATAAATGATTGAAATTATATTATTTATAATTTTTATTATAATATATTTGGTAATTTTGATTGGATTATTATATCTTTCATACGTTTATATCAAATATATAAATGATATGGAGAAAAAAGGTTGTAAATGTTCCGAAGATATCAAAAGAGATATGGTTAAAAATTTTTCATATATTATTTTAGGATCGTGGGCATTATTAATTATTTCTTTTTTGGTTACAACCCCGAAAGAATTACTAAAAATATTAGATGTAAAATTTTTAAATATAAATATTATTAAAATTATAAATTTTATTATAATCGGAGGTTATGGATTATTACTATTTACTTATTCTAAAAAATTAATTAATGAAAGTTGTAAATGTTCTGAAAGTTGGGTTAGAGAAACTATGCAATATCAAAGTTATATTTATATATCTCTTAGCGTTGTATCATTTTTCTTAATTTTAATTAAGATGTTAATAGGTAATGATAAAAAGGAAATTTATAAATTATTAAATGCCTATAGGAAAAATAACTTTATTAAATGAAATTGTTCAAATGAGTAGAAAAAATTTCTATGAAACTATTAAATGAAACAAAATACAGAAATGGCTTTTATGTTAACAATGTTTTTAAGTTTAATTGGTCCTTTTTTTATTGGTTATATATTTGTTACCTATATAAAATCACTTGAAAATAAAAAATGTGCGTGTTCAAATGATAGAAGAAGAAAATATGTTAAATATTATGGATATTTTTTAATTTTATTTTCATTAATAACATTAATTTTTAATATAATATTTGGTTTAATTTCAAATAAATATTTTCAAAATATTATAAGAATTGTATCATTTACAATAAATATTTTAGCAGCATATCTTATATATAGTTACAGTAATATATTGGAAGAGTCCACTTGTAAATGTTCAATATCATGGAAAAAAACTTTCTTAAAATTTTATGGATATTTGTTAGGTGGAATATTTTCACTTATTTCATTATGTTTAATTATTATGTTTATTTATCATATAAGTCAAGGGGATGATATTATAATTAAACAAATTAAAGCATAAATTAAAATTGAATAAACTTTATTTAGAATAAAAAAAATATTTATTCTAAATGGAAAAAATTATTGAAAATTGTGATCCACACCTAAAACTAAACCAACTAAATATACAAAAATTTATAGATAAAAATGATTATAATAAATATAAAAAAAAATATATAATATTTTATATAATAGAAAAACACTTTAATAATTTAGTGTATGCTAAATTATTAAAATTTAGCAATAGTAGCAATTCTTTTATTAATATAGCAATTGCTGGTTCTATAATTCATAATTCATCTCCAGTTATTATTGATTTATGGAACTATTTACATCCTGGAATTATTCGCAAATATATTGAAGATACTAGTGAATTATTTCTATTAGAAAATATGGAAAATTTATTATATTTAATTAAAAATTATGGTTTAACATTTAAAAATTTTGATAATTTAAATTATTTAGTTGATTATTTAAAAAAAGATAAAGAAACATTTTTAGAAATTTTAAAATATGAAGGAATATATAATTTATGGAGTAATAAAGATAGTATTCTAGATAGCACATATTACATTAAAGATAAAGATTTTTTAAACATTATAGTTGATAAGTGTTCTATAGTTGATAAGTGTTCTATAGTTGATAAGTGTTCTATAGTTGATAAGTGTTCTATAGTTGAAAATATTCATATAGATTTTATGAATATAGCTTTAATAAATAATCATAAATCTTATATAAATTATTATTTGAATCATTTTAATGATTCTAAGGATTTTCCTATGAAATTTATATTTTATTCAGTATATCCCGAATTTGAAGATTCGTATGAACCTGATTATTATAATTCATATCTTTATAAAAAAAATAATACAAAAGAAATATCTAACAATTTATTGTTAATTTATAAAAAACTCTGTGAAATACACGGCACCGATAAAGTTGTAAATTATTTAATAACGGAAAGAATACCTATATTGGGTGGATGGGGGATGGATTTTTTATTAACCAGTGTTATTAGATTTCATTGTAAGTATATTCTTAAAGAAATTTTAAATACTATAGGTATAACCTCTTTTCAACTACTATTTACAAATAATTTAATATTAGAAGATTTATTAAGGTATGGTCAATATAATGTTCTATATTATTTATCAAAATTGGATAATAATTTATTAAAAAATAAATTAAACGATAAATTGTATTTTAGCGAATATTTAATGAGAGCTCTTTATAATTCAGATGATAGAATAGTTAAATATTTATTAGAAACAGCTAGTTGTAAAAATTTTAATGAACAAGAAATATTATATTTTTTAGACAAAGAAAATATATCAACAAATACAAAAATAAGAAAAATAAAAATATTATTAAAACATATTAATTTAGATAAAAAAAATATTATTATATTTAGTATAAATAGTAGTGACATAAAATTATTATTTTGGATAATTGCGAAATTTTTTAATAATAAAATACAAAATAGTGATATTGAAATTAAAATTATAGGTAATATATTGATGTCTCATAATAAAGATGATATAATTAGATTATTAAACATTTTAGATAAAGATTTTAATTATTGGTATTTGTTCTTACCGATAATAGAATATAATATTAACATAATACATTTGGATTTTATTATCAATAAAATATTCTTTAAATTGGATAATATTAAAAAATTTCCAAATATTGAAAATAATATTATAAATAAATTAATAAACTATAATAAATATCCAAATAAACTAACAAAAAATTACAAAAATTATTTTTATGATAAACTATTAAAAATATTCAAAACATCTGGTATGGATCTTAATATATATTTAGCAAATAATTCTATATTAATTATAAATGATAAAGACTTATTTAAAATAGGTATTAGAAATGGTATAAGTTATCCTAATCTATTTAAAAGTTTTAATAATGGGTTTTATTCTCGTCGTATATTATATTCAAATATATTAAAACCATATTTATGTTTATATAAATTAATAAAAACTTTAGAATTTAAAAAAAATTATAATTATAGAAAAACACACAAAAAAATATTTAGAGATACAACAATAACAATAGATTCTCGCCCCCCTAATAAAAATATTTCAGCATTAAATAAAGGTGGCCATTTATATTATGAAGATTTAACTGAGTTTAATTATTTGGTAGACTTGGATGAAAAGTTTATTAATCCTATACATGTAACTCCATTAAAAATGTTAGAATTAGTAAAAAATGAGATTATTATTACACCTAAAATAGATGGGGTTACTAAAAAAAATATTGATAAAGACTCTATTTATCCTGAATTTCCAGAAGAAATGGAGTATCAAAAAATTGATGGGGAATATATTAAAGAACTTGATATGTATTTAGTATTTGGTGTTAGAAACAAAGAAGGTGTTCATAATTGTATATATAACGATTATATAGATTTAAAAAATATTCATCCAATGACTAAAAATGATATAGACACTATTATTACTTGTAGTAACTATGAAATATTAAAAGAAAAATTATTAAATGAATATACTAAAATTATTAATTTTTATAAAGAAAATAAAGGTAAACCTCTTTGGTATCCAAAAAAATATTGGTTAATATTTGATAATGATATTATATTAGATGTAATTAATAATCTTGAAATTATACAAAACACGCTTGCTGATAGTTTGGAAAATAATAATATGATGAATTATATAAAAAAAAGTTTAATAAAAACAGATGGTCTTATTATTAATAAATTAAATAATAAAACAGAATTTTATAAAATAAAACCACCCAAAGATATGACTATAGATTTATTATATGACGGAACTTGGTTAGATAGAGAAAATAATACTTATAATATAGATTTAGAAAATGTTATAAGTAAAGGTGTTTATAGGTGTGTTTATCAAAATAATAAATGGCTTGTCCAAGATTATCGACCAGAAAAACAATTTCCAAATCCTAGAAAAGTTATTAATATTGTTGAGAATTATCATAAAAATCCTTGGAATGTTTTAGAGTTAAAAAAATATACAACTCCTGTTTATTATCAAGAATTTAAAAATAATACAAAAATAAAAAATATAAATATTGATAAAAAATTATGGTTACAATTACATATTAAAAATTATAATAAAGTTCTTGATATAGGATGCGGTCATCTAATAAAATCATTATGGAATAACATAACCCTGGAAATTGACGGCATCGATAATGATTTAGGTATAATTGATAGATATACAAAATTAAAATATATTAAAAATAAAAACATTTTTATTCAAGATATGGCTCACCCTTGGGATATGAAAAATGATTGTATAAAAAAATATACAAATAATAATTTAGACACTAAAAAATATGATATTATTTTATTAAATATGAGTATTCATAATAGTTTCAAAGAACCATCTGGTATAAATAATCTAATGATTGAAATTAATAAACGGATTGGAAATAATACCAAACTTATGGTTAGTTTTATAGATAAAAATATTATTTTTAATAACAAAAATTTAATAAACTTTAATGATGGTGGATTTATTCAAAAAATAGAAGATTCAACTATAAATTACTACTTTCCTTGGAGACATAACAAAAGTATAAAAGAACATATTTTAACTAAAAATGAATTAGTTGTTTATTTCAAATCATTTAATTGGAATATTTGTTTAGAATATAAAGCACAACATCTATGTGAAGATGATGGGTATAATGAACTCTCTAAATCTATTAAAAGATTAGTTTTTACAAAATCTATTAAAGATTAGTTTTACAAAATCTATTAAAGATTAGTTTTACAAAATCTATTAAAGATTAGTTTTACAAAATCTAATAATTATCTTATAAATAAGTAAATGAAAAATAATAAAGATTTAATGGCATCTTTTTATTATACCAAAGGATTTATATCCTTATTTTTAATTATTTTAATATTGGGCGCTGTTATATATCAACTTCTTATTTCATATGATTCTAGAGATGAGATGTTAAAACATAAAGTTGATGTTGAAATTGAAAAAAAACTATACTACTAACTTATAATACTACTAACTTATAATACTACTAACTTATAATACTACTAACTTATAATACTACTAACTTATACTATTATCTGGCTAGTTTTTTTCTCCATTCTTTTTTTTTATTTAAAAATAATTGTATTTTTTTTTTAATATCATCTCTGTTATTAAATTCTTCTAAATTTTTTAAACTTAATGGTTCTCTATTAAATGGATTATTTAAATTATTTAAGAGGTGTCTTAATATGACAGACTTTTCCATAATAATATTAGTTTCCGGTAATATTATAGGTTCTATAATCTCGCAATCCATAAGTGGGTCGCAAAACTCATCTGGTATTTCTATCTCTTTATCTTCGTTTATTTTATGATCTATTAGTTTAGTTATATTCTCTAATTTATTATATTCACGATCAGTTAGTAAATTATTAATCCATAATTGTTTTATACTAAAATCTATATTTGTTTTTTTAAAGCACCTTATATCTTTTGACATATATAAGATAAAACTTGAATGTTTCATTAAAGATAATAATATTTTAATTAAAAAATCTAATAAATTTATAGGTTTAAATCCTACATAATACTTATTTTGTATATTATATAAATTCCTTTTATTTTCCAAAGTAATTTCATTTAAATAATAGTTTAATTGACTACAAATCTTTTCTCCCAATTCTTTACTCATTAAAATATTTATGGCATTATCACTAATTATATATAAAAAAGATATAATATTATTTAAATCTACTAGTTGAGTCTTTAATATATTATACTTTATAAATAAATCTAGATGTTTATCCATATTTAAATAATCATTTTTTCTAACCATTGAAACAAAAATCCCATCTTTCTCAATTTCATTTATATCTTTTATACTACTAAATGTATTCTCGAAACATTTAGTCATATCATTAATATAAAAATTAACAAATCTTATAAATATTTTATCATTTATTTCATTATATAAATATACTTTTTTATTATAAATCACAGGTTCGTGTATGAAAATAAATTTTAAAAAATTTATTATATTTACTCTTATTAATGATTTCTCTAATAAATTTTCATCCATTTTTTCTAATTCAATATAAAAATTAATAAGATTTGTTAAAAGTATATTTTGAATACTTTTTAATCTTAGGTCACATTTATTCATGCGGTAATTATCTGATATATAATAACAGGCGTAAAAACAATATTTATGTTTAATATAATGATTTCCAAACTTTTCATAATTTAATAAAATAATACTATTCTCGAAATTTAAAAAATTAAAATTATAAAAAATATCATCATATATTTTTAAACAATTTATCAAATCAATATTAGTTTCTAATACAAAATCCGGTATAACAACACGTGATTTTAATTTTATATTTAAAATTAAACTTATATCTATTTGAAAGTTTTTTATACTTTGACATAATTTACTATCATTTTTACAATATTCAAAGTTTGATTTATATATACTATTTAAAGTAATTTTATTTAAATAATTATTATTTTCTATATTGGAATCAGTTAAAATCATTTGTCTTAATTGAATTTTCATATTTTCTATTTTATTTACATATTTATTTATTATAAAATCTAAAATATTATAAAAATTATTCATCAATATTATTATCATAAAAAACAAATCATTTAAAAATTTATTTTTTATTTTAAAATCTAAAATTTTATCATCAATATTTATTAAAGAAAATTTATTTTTTGGATATTCCATATTTATATTTTTAAAATCATTATCTTTTTTTTTCGTATCTTCCCATAATTTAAATAAAATATCAATTATTAATTTTAAATATTTCGGTTTTAATATATTAATTCTATCAGAATATAAATAATCATTTTTAAAAGTTTTTGATAAATTAACAATATTACTAATCCATTCTAAAAATCTGGGACGAACTACTCTATTTTTTAATAAAATAGAAATTAATTTAACTAGTTTAATTACTCTATATTCATAATTAATATACGTAATAGATATTCTATTTAGCAATAAACCTAAAAAATTATTATATATATTTGAATACATATCAAAATCATCCTTATAAAAAATTTCCATTTCTGTTAAAATATATACAGCTCTTTTATTTGAAAAAATAATTTCATATAATTTAATTATTTTTTCTATATTTATATAATTATTTTTCAAACATATATATATACATATAATTAATGAATTAATATTATTATCATCAAATGTACTAAAAATATGTTCCCATAATTTTTTAGGAGATTCTATAATAAAATTAACACAATTTAAATAATTTATATGAAATGAAGAAATAGATAATAATATCTTTGAATTAAATATTTTTAATTGTTCTCCACTAATTTTTTCACCCATGAATTTTTTATTTTTTAATATAGTTTCAAATATATTTGTTATAGAATTACAACTTTTTAGTTCTTCTTTAGTATTATCATTTAAATATAAGGAACTATTCAATATTTCTTTACGAAGTGTTTCCAATGTAAACATATTTATTATTAATATATTAATATTTCTATTTTTTTTCCCCATTCATATTCGTTTAAATATCTTCCCAATAACCATTTTTTTAAACTTTTTAGTATAATATGTCTATCACAAGATTCATATCCCTCCACTAATTCTATTTTACATAGATTAAAACTACAAATATAACCAGTTAAGTTATTTCTAAAAGGTAATGGATCTATTTCTGTAGCAAAACTTAAGTCGGTTTCACTACCAGATATATCTTTTAAACACGTAATAATTTCTTTATCTATATCATAATATTTATCCCCAAACTCATTTATTTGTCTTAAATTTATGGACGTTTCTAAAACTAAATATCCCTCTTTGAAATAAACTAAATATTCAAAAAACTTAAATTTTTTAATATAAATTTCTCCACATTTATTTTTAGAAAAAAAATATTCCATGGGGTTTTCAGTTATAAATTT